TTTGTGAGGTTTGTCGGTATTGTCTTGTCACTCCCGCAGCATTACAGAAAGGCCTGATTGTACAAGACAAATAAGTCTCCATATAGTTAACTAACCAGAAAAAATTAGGGTTTGTATTAGTAATAGTGAAAGTTGGCACTTGCATATCAACTAGACACCCCTCAGGTAATGTCTTAACGCTTATAGGTAGGTAGCCTAAGTCGTGAAGATCCCCCATTGCTTCTACTTGTCGATCTGTGTGGTCTTTACCAACAGCATTTTCCAGCAACCTCTTATACTTAGATACTGCAACTGACTTCTCAATATTAAAAAATGTAGCATCCCACTTATCTACCATATTCTTAAGTGCATATTGCATACCAAACCACACCATCTTGCCGTCAAAATGCTCTCTCATTACTCTAGCCAACCTGTCTGACCTAGGGGTCATGTTTGACCAAACATACTCGGTATTTGGTATGTACTGGCTGATATGGTCGCCTTTGTATAGATCTATCACTGTTGCTTGTTGTACTCTGTTCATAATTATTCTCCTATCTTATATTTAACTATAATTTCGTAAGTGGCTTTTGGTATAACCCCACTCACTAAGTATTCTTCTGCCAGAAACTTCAGTCTACCCTCTTTATAATTTTTGTATATTAGAGAACCTTCTTCTATGGAGTTAACATGCCCTAAGAAGACTCTCCCACCTTTTCCATCAGCGCAACGTACTTCGTACACCCCATCTGTCACTCCTTCCCCAGACCTCATAGCGGGGGACACTCCCTTAACTCCTGTAACAGAAGATGCACCCTTGACCTCGTTTATGTACTGGTTGAGTTTCTTTGGTATCCACATGCAGGTTTCAGGTGAGTACACTCTATTACCTTGTAACCTCATATCTTTATCCAATTCAAACTTCACTTCTGTGTTATAAGGGTGGGTATGTTCGCACCACTCACGGAAATTACGAAAATCGTACCAACCTTCTATCACAGAGCAATCAGAGTATGACTTGTATTTATCATTGTATGTTGGGTTGTGGCACCTATTTATCATATTTTGCCATGTCTTATGGAAAGGACTAATAGAGTCCCCTCTCATAACCCCGTAACCTACTCCACATAAACTAGGTCTTAGCCGATCTTTAAACTCACCCCTCTCTATATTTACATTATAAAAATCTGCTATATACCCTGTATCCATAAACTTTATTTTTGATCGGGTATTACTTAATTTTTCCAACACTATAGCGTTACTACTTTTCAACTGTTTTTCAAGAACACTATCCATATCTATTTACCTAAATTAAAATCTAAAACTGTTTGTTTATTGATATGTCCTGCAACAGTTTGATAGCAGTATACATTATCAATTATACCTGTCAAGTGTTTCATACCTTTTGGAAATATTGCATGTGTTATATAAAGGTCAACTTGAGAAGCACCAGCTTTTTTCAGTAACTCTGCTAACCAAACATGAGTACCACTATTATCTGCAATATCATCTGGAATAAGAACCTTTTTACCAGTGAAGTCACAGTCAGGGATATTCATCTCTGTGAGCTTCCCTGTGGAAACGTCACGAACCTTATTAGCAAATTCAATACCTACTTCAAGATGAGCTGCAATAGTCTTAGCCTTCTCTACAGCTCCCTTGTCAGGGGCTATAATATAATCATAGTCTGTGTTGAAATCATAGGGCAAGCTCTCCTTGAAACACTGTAGTTGGTCTTTCTCTACTACAGGCAAGTGACGTAAGCAAGCAGCTTGTTCTACAGCACTCTTGTTGTGTATATCACATACATGCATTTCATCAAATATTGTGAGTTCAGATAGTGTATACAAGAAGCTTAGTAGTCCGTTAGGGTTCCCTGTTTCAAATACTCTATCACACCTCCCGTATGGTAGGTAAGGTAGATTGAGGATTACTTTTAAACTACTATCAAAGTACTCAAAAATAGCCAGAGAAGTTAGGCAATCCGCAATCAGTAGTAACTCTTCCCTAACCAAATTAACTGGTGTGGCGGGGTCTACATTAATAGATATGTACTTTGCATCTGGTTTCAACCCCTCTAATTTGAAAGTGATAGCCCCATCACTGAATTCTACTTTGTTTACTGGAACCTCGTTATTATCACTAAATACTGTTATCATTCTTATTCTCCCCTAAAAACTTTACTAAACCTGCTTCACTCTCATCTATTACTTGTTGTAAGTCTTTAGCTGTGAACATTATACCTCTCCTCTATATTGCCTATTAACAAATTCCATACCATCCCTAGCACCATGTAAATAACTTTCCTGCATTACTTTCATAAAAAGTGTCTCTGTATTTTGAGTATCCCATAAGTCTAAGTTCAAAGATTTTAATAGAGAGCCTACGGCAACCTCTAACTCTGATTTAGACTTAAGCCACTCACCACCATTTAATGTCCATTCTTGTTTCCCCATAATACCTCAACCCCTCATGTATTCGTTGAGGTGTATATTATAGAGGTGACTACCTCTTGTCAACAACATTTACTTATATTTTATCTCTTTACAAAGCAAACAAACAACTATACAATACACACAATTAAATTATGTAGGAGGTGAGTTTAGAAATGTTGATTAGGTTAGAGAGAGTTGTACTTACTTTAGGGCTGTTATTATGTAGTAATGGGGTGGGGGCAGTAGAGTGTAGTTTATGGGATGAACTTAACACTCACCAACAAAATAGAGTGCGGTTTGCTTTTAATTATGGGGTGGAGTATGACTTAGCTTGGACGCTAGCTGCTATTACTATAGTAGAAAGTTCCGCTGGTAAGTATAGACTAAACCTAGATTCTAAAGATGTGGGGTTGTTTCAAATAAATATTAAGACAGCTACTAAAATATTAGGGGTAACTAAATATCTTAAAAAGGTTGAATTAGCACAGCAACTAATATATGATGATGGCTTGAATGCTTATCTAGCTGTTGATGTATTAGAGCATTTCAAGAAGTCTCATACATATAGAGAGATGTTGATGGGGTATAATACAGGTTATGGTTGGAAGAAAGATAAAAAGATTTATAAGAAAGGTGTTGACTATGCAAATAGAGTTATATACACTATGAACCAACTTAAAGGTTGTATCAATTTTAAATAATTAGGAGATAATATAATATGAGTAGGTATACATTAAACTGTATGGATGGGTTTTGGGAAGTGTTTGATACAAAAGAGAAGGTAACTGTATACGTGTCGGACAGTAAACCTAAAGCTGTGAAAGTTACGAGTGATTTGCAGAAAGGTGTGGTCACTGTGGATCAATTGAAATAGGGGAAGGGTATTATGGGTGATGTAAAAGAGATCTTTATGAATAGTATTAAAGAGATACAAGAAGAGTTGGAATTGAAATACATTAACTTTCTTACAGAGGCTGTAGCACCTGAAGCTGCGATGAGTTGTAGTAAGGAAGTTATTATTCATAAAGGAGATTTAAAACTACTTGATATATGCCCTCTGAATTATCAATCTTGGTTGGAGAATTCAGGTTTTGGGTTAGTAGATGGTGGCACTTACATTACGATTAGCTGGAGTTAATATGAGAAAACACTTACACAATATAGTGCCGCTAAGTGTGCTGATGGTAGTAGGGTACTTTGCTATTAATCAAAAACCTACACCTATTGAGGAGGTTATTAACGTAGGTGTTAACTCAGAAATAGTTTATAAGAGGGATGGTAAGGATACGTGGCAATCCCCCAGAGACACTCTACTAAGAGGGGAGGGTGATTGTGAGGACTACGCTGTATTAAAGGCTTACAGGCTCTTACACGCTGGCATATCCCCCACTAAACTCACTTATGTTATTGTTACAGGTAAGGAGGGAAAGAATTACCATGCTATCCTCAAGTATGTTGATAATGGTGTTACTAAATACCTAGACAACAACAATGACTTTGTATACAATGAGCAGTCCTTCTCTTACAAATACCTACTTAAGGAAGAATACTCCTTAGTCGGAAAGTGTTTACTACTAGATGCTTGTCTTGAGGGTAGGGCTATTAAGATAAAAGAGACTTTAAAGACTAGAGGAGATTGGAGCTAATGAAATTCAGAGGTAAGAGATTTATTAGTGACTCCCATGAAGAGTATGGGAGTGTAGGTTGGTACTTAAATACAGACGGTAGGATGGGGTTATATACTATGGATGGGGAGTTAAGGCTTGGGGATTGTAGTGAGGTTATTATATTAGACTTCTCTTGCTACCACAGTAGCGATGTACCTAAGCGCATAAGTAAGCTGGATAGCTTGATCGAGGAACTACAAAACATGAGGGATAAGATGGCTTTTATAGATGAAGAACTTAGTAAATCTAAGAAATTCTACTACTAGGAGGAAGGATAATATGACAGAGATTCAAAGTAGAACTCTCAAAGCTTTTAAAGAAGCGTACTGCTCTAACTGTAATGTAGATAGTGATGTTATGTTTACACAACTACTAAACACTAAAGTACTGAATAGTAAGAACAACTACAAGGTACTAGTTACCAGATCAAAGGCTATTGAGATCAGAGATTACATAATTGAGAGTGGGGTGACAAACTCCTCAATAGGTGTGGAGTAACCTTTACTATATGGTAAACTTACACTATTGACTTAGTAAATCTTTACTATATAATAAACTTATAGGGAGTTAATCCTGAATACACTAAGCATTGCTTGCTAGAGATAGTGAGATTACAGGGGAGAGAATTAGTAAGATAATAACCAAACCTACACTCCAAGTGGAGATTAAAATAAACATAAAACCCAATTGGGTATTAATAAGAGGAAAATATATGACTTTTTCAATGAAACCTTCGGTAACTTCTTTATCAAACTCTGGTGGTGGTGCTTCTACAGGTGATTGGAGTGCTTGGAATGAGTACTACTATGGTCTGTTTGAAGCAGAGGAACTCCCTGCTAAAAATAAAGAGGGCGATGTTATACCTAACAAGGTAGTTAAGAAAGTACCTAAAGTAGGTATCTTAAATCGAATAGTTGATTGCGGTTTCCAAGAACAGTTAGACGCAGAGTACGAGTCTAGGCTTGATAAACCTGCGGAAGGTGAGGAACACTCAGCGGAAGAACTTGCACACCTTGATAAGTTTAAGAACAACTACTTCAAATTCGATAAAGATGGTAAGCGCCTACAGTGCCGTCCACAGAACCCAGTACAAGAGTATCATTTTTCTTATGATTTCCCTGATATTGTGGTGGATTGGGCAAAGCATCCAATTGAAGACTTACATAAATTAGGTTGTGTACCTCTTCGAGTTAGTGTGAATGGTTACTCTAACTGGGGTGGTCGTGATGATTTCCGTAAGCATATTAAGTTTGACCCTAACTACAAAACTAAAGTTATTTCTGATAAGAGTGTATTAGCTAAGATTGCTGCTGCTTCTGTCAACAAGGATGGGACTTCTGCTAACTTTGAAGGTAGTGGTTATGATTTAGGTGCTTTAGCTACAACAGCTTGTAGTTGGGAGATCGTAGTGACTAAGAACACTAAGGATGGTAAAATTTACTACAATACAGACTTAGGTGCTCATTCTAAGATAAACCCAGTATCTGCTGGAGCTATCAATGTCTCTGTAGAGCAACAGATTCCAGAATGTCCAGTCCCTTTTGTAGGTTTATGGTTTGATGTAGAGAATGCTGTGTATGACCCGCAGGCAGTGGATACTATCCGACACGATAAAGGTTTGAAGGCAGTGCTACCAAGAGCTGCTAATTTCAAACCTTCAGCGATTAAGTTTCCTGACTTCATCCTAGGCTGTAATTGGGTGGATTCTTCTCTGTGTAAAGCTTTAGGTGGTAATTTCGGAAGTGGTAGTGGCAGTACTGCCCCCGCCAGTAACGTTAAGGAAGAGGAAGGTGCTGCAGCAAAAAATACTACCCAACCTACCAAGGTTGAGCCTGATAAGGATGAACCTAAAGTAGTTGAGAGTCATGATGACGACTTCTCAGATGAAATTCCTTTCTAGATAAGTCTTTGATTTACAAGAAGTTTATAATACTATAGACAATAAAAAGCCCCTAACTCAATTAAGAGTTTAGGGGCTTTCTTGTATCTGCAGATATTAAATCACGACAATACTATCAAATTCAATATCATCAAACTGCAGTTTAATTGGTATACCAATATTAGCTAATCCCAAGTTTAACCTATCCTGAGATAGTCTGTAGTTGCCTGTAGGGAGTTTTAAGTGTAATCTAAATACACTATCTCTTATAGTCGCTTCAAACCGTAAGTCATCTTCTATCGGGATATTACCATCTTTTAGTTTTTGTAGCATTACCATGAAGGGTTCTTCATCTGGGGTGTCTGGTAAGCCTACTTGCCCTTGTACTAGTATAGTGACACCTTCATCTACATCATAGATACCTCTACGTAGTCTCTTATGCCCTATCACTATAACCTCTGTCACAGGGAATACAGGTATCGTAGGGGATTTATTGGTGTAGTAGGTTTTCTCTTCATAACCTTTAGAGGTTTCTGAGAACTCCATTACTGTACGGTATACTTGCCCGTCCGTAGTGGGTTGTCCTGCTATCCACTTCCCACTTACATCTTTTATTTCGTTATATTTTTTCATGTGCTTATTGCAAACCCCTTATTTACCGAACATGTATTGGTAGTGTATGTCGAATGAAGTAGTGCCGGAGTCTTTTATTATATCAATAGTTTCGTTCTTACCCCCAGTAATACCTAGGATACCGTTTGCTGCACCGTTAGTATCTGTATTATTAATACCTACGTAAAAAGAGGAGCCCCCTGTTATATTACCACTAGCTAGTGTACCTCCTGATATCACAGCTGTACCTCCTACCTCTACAGATAGGTCTGCCTCTATACCTCCTGTGTCGGACACTAGGTTAGTAATAACGACCCTCTCCCCCGCTGGAGGCGTTAAGGATACTAGAGTCCCACTTGCCCCAGACGACACAGTGAGTCCCCCTGAAATTAGTTTAGTTATAAGGATACCACCACCACTGATAAACGGATTTAATATTGCCATTCTTATTCTCCTATTATTTTATACTTAAAGTCCAGTTAACGCCGTTAAAAAACAACACTAAAACTGCATGGTCTCCAGCCTCTACAACATGAGAAGCTCCGCTAGTATTGTCAGGCAATAAGATTACTCCCGTACTACATGCCACAGTCAAGTCCCCTAATTCAAGTACTTTACGTAGTACTACCTCGTCATTCACTCTAAAGGTTGAGCTATCTAGGGTCTTAGTTGTGTTACCTAGGTTATACACTACAACCTCTGTCAACTTACCATCTCTAACCACTGTCGCCGTAGTATTGTGCTGTACTACTGAGTGTGGTTCAGCATTCTCTGAGTACTGTAAATTCCAGTCAGACCAAACCCCGACTGTAGATACCCTAATGTATATCCGCTGATTATCGAATGTTGTGTATCTCTGGATCCTGTAACCCACATCGTCTGTCCATTGTAGAACTTCCAAGGTGCCTGCTACATTTTCTGGGTAGTTATTGCTGGGGGTATCTCCGTTAGTGTTTTGTAAGTAGAAACCTAAGTCTGTGACTGTATCTAAATCTGTTGTACCTAAATCTGTAGGGGTTAGGTAGGAGTTAACTAAATCCACTGCACCTATTTCGGTAGCTGTGGGTTTAGCATTCTCAGAGTATTGCTTGTTCCAAGAAGTCCATGTCGCATCATCATTGCGTCTTACATACACTACATTGTTGAATGTAGTGTATGTTTGTATAATGTCCTCTACTTGTGACCACCTAAGTACCTGCAAAGACCCTGCTTCTTCTACTGGGTAGTTATTACCTGCTGTAAGGCCATTACTGTGTTGGTAGTAGAACCCTGTGTCCTTTACTGTATCTAAGTCAGTAGTCCCCAGTAAGGTGGGGGTCAAGTAAGAATTCAGTAAAGGTACAAAGTTGCCAAAGTTATTGTTTATCTCATCTATACTTAGGTCGAAGTACACTTTCCACTGGTCTAGTGCATTGAGGTCGTAGTTAATGTGTTGTCTTGCTGTAGGGAAAGCTTCTGCTGCCCCAAAGTCTTTAATATTTGTTGGTGGGTCTGTCTTGTTGGGATTCCCTGATGTACCTGCTGTAGTGAAATCTGTAGCCCACTCTGTACTTACAATTGGTTTAGTTGCCATTATTTATTCTCTTATAGTTCTTCTACAAATACACGGTCAGCTATATTATTACTACCTTCCTCAGGTAATATACCTTCAACACCACCACCGCCTTCTTCTGTAAATATGAGGGGTAATCTGTCACTAGGGTAGAATATATCTTCTAGTCTTACACCTGCTGCTATTGTTTGCTCCAGTATTGCCCGCAACTCATCTAAAGTGTCTTCTGTACCTACGTACATCGAGATTACTGCTGGAGCTACCCTATTAACAATAATGTCAATATCAGGTTGAGCTAACACTAATCTAGTTACTTCTATAATATCTCTTACAGTACCAGAGGAACTGTTTATCGCTATCCTAATCCTTAGTGCAAGCAAGTACTCAGCATCATCTCTGCCTAGCCTTGCTTCTCCTATTATTGTTCCTATAGCGTCTAGCTGGACTCCTGATGATGTATCTAGCGACCTCTCTTCTAAGAGCTGTCTGAACATAACTTCTAGGTCTTCACTTTGTTCTGCAAAAGACAGTACAAAATTAGTCATGCGGGGTTTGTTCTGGAAAGTAGATAGCATCAATGCCACTTTGTCGAGATGGTTTATACTTTGTATTTCATACATATGTTACACCTCAATTATAGTGACCCTTGAAGCTTCAAATAAGCTTATTTCTCGAAAGGATATGGGGATAGTTGTAGCTGCGTAACCAAAATCAGGTACTACTGCTACTGGGTTTGTGCTATACCCCGCTTCGATAAGTAAGTCCCCCACTCCACTTACATTTGCGTAAATAGAGGTGTTGAATCTTGGTGGTATAACATCTTCATCTGAGTCTAGTGCAGCGCCATACGCCACTAGACTTTCAATCATCGTGGCCTCTCCACTTGTTGGGAAGACCTCTTCATCGTAAGTGGAGTAGGTAGCTTTGAGGAATATGTATATGTTATCTGGTCTGGAGAAGCTTATAGCATGGTCACTCCCACCTATGTCTGTAGAGGTGACTGATACAGCTCCAAAAGGCGTAATACCTGCTGCACCCGTAGCTAGTATCGAGTCTCCTATATCTTGGTCATCCCCGCCTTCTACTACAACTTCAAAACTATGGGGAGGGAGCCCTTCTACAGAAATTATATCTAGGGGATTGTTTATTAGTGCCACCCCAGTAACCCCTTCAACAAGTCCTACATCATTTATAATACTATTAATAGTTGCATTACCAAACGCACCTGAAGTATTTAAGTAGCGAGTCCTTAGTTCTTCATCTGTCTCACCATCAATACCTATCGTGAAATCAGCAGGGTTATTTACAGATGTGACACCACTAATAACATCTACTAACTCTGTTATAGTGTCTAGTGGGAACACAATAGCCCCTTCGGTAGGTGATGCTGCTATAATTGTATCAGAAAAATCACCACTAAGTAGTTCAGCGAAAAGTATGAAACTGGCAGCATTAGGTGCCACTATCTCTACAAACAGATTATCTGTTGTTGTAGATGCTGTTGCTATACTTCCAAGATTTATGTCATCTCTGATGCCGTCAAGTATTATCTGAGGTGTATCCCCTATACCGGAAACGTATGAAAACTCTAAGTTATTAATAACTACGTAATAGTTAGTACTATCAATAACATTATCAACTGTAATGTTAATAGATCGGAAAGTACCTTGTCCCATTGTCTTGTTTTGAGTTGATATTACTAGCCTATTCTTATTATCCCTGAACTGAGTATTTGTTGTAACGCCCAGCTGCTGCGTACAGAACAGTTCTATGAAACCTGATGAAGATGATGGCTGTATTCTTGTTAGATTTTTAAATAGGACTAATTGGTCTAGCGCATAACCTTCTGCTTTATATATGTTAAAGCTGTTGTATACTTGCTCACCAAACTCCCACAGCTCTGCATATGATAAAATCAAGGGGTTTGCTAAGTTCTTTGCTGCTGAATCTGATGTACTGTCTATTACTATGTTTGTATTTTTACTATCTAGAGCAGCTTGAACTTCGCTTTGGATCTCGTCAAACCTTTTTATCTCCAGACCTGTAGTTGTTAATCCTGCCATTCTAAACCTCTAATGTAATTGGTATGACAGTACCACCTGTAACTCTGGCTGTCATAAATATACTGTAAATTTGTGTGGAGTTGTCTAGCTCTGCTCTATAAGTTTCAATACTTGTTATGTCGGGAGTAGCTAGTGTGGCTGCTTTGATTGTCAAGTCTATTAATAGGGTATCTGCCTTACTCGTAAGTAACTCTTGTAAGTAGGGGATACCCTCTTCTTGGTCTAAGAACCACTCACCCTTGTAGGTTTTAAGTCTTATCTCACAAATTTGTGCTGCTAATACTGCCCTGCTGTCTATGACTATTAAGTCTCCTGCATCTGAGACAGCTAGGTCGTTGTCTGCACCTAATAAAAAATCACTCATAGTCTATACCACCGGATAAGTTCCAGAAGAGGAACCTCCTGCTATAATAACTTGTGCGTTAGTTTGTATGTGCTCTATAATAGCTTCTGCTAAAGTCTCTAATGCATCAAAATTATCTTTCTCGCCATTCTTGTATGATGCCGCTACAGCATCCATCTTACTTTTCATGGAACTAGCTAGTGTTGCTGCGTCCATAGCCATAATTCTACCCCTTCAGTGTATCAATTCTAACTTGGAGTGCCTGCAATGCCGGAGCACTGTTTAAAGGCATCGGCCCAATACTGGTGTTTGTTGTGGTTAGCCCTACATCAGCAAGTAATCCTACCACCTCACTCAGTAAGTTAACCAACTCCTCACTACCATTCTGTATTTTTATTGTGGAGGCTGTTGTTATCTCTACTGTGCCATCTGCCAGTAACTCAATCTTATTACCTGCGTCCCCACTCCCTATGACAATACTTTTGTCAGCTAGTAGGTGTACTTTAGTACTGAGGTCTTCACTCTGTAAGATAACACTCTTATCTGTGTTCAGTTTTAAGTTGTGATTAAGCTCTGTAGTAAGTTCTACAGATCCATCGTTAAGCATCTTAAGACTATTTATATTCTCAGAAGGTTCTCCCTCTGTTTCACTAGGCTTAGTGAACTTAAGCTCTACATGGTCGTTATCTACACCTATTTGTCTGTCTTTAGGGTAGATACACGGCAGACACACTGCATCAGTAAGATTATGCCTTCGTCTTGCGGAAGGGAGTATGTTATCTCGATATTGCTCTAACCACTCATCTATTGCAGACATGCTGCACTCTATCCAAACAGGATCTCCCACTTGTATGGGGAAGGACATAATCCCACCACCACCGCTAGGAAAAATGACAGGAACTCCGTCTATCTGAGGTAGCTCAGCTTCATCCCCATCACTAAATAAGTGGTTAATTACAGGAATAACACTTGCAATTTGGTTACTGTATGCTACTATTCTAGCAGGGAATTGGGTGAACTCTGTCTCTTTATCTTGGGCTATGTGGGTCTTTACAACTTTCAGCATTAAACTAGCTATTGATTCCACTATCTATCACCTCCACAGTTGTAAACCAACTTCTACCTTCGAATGATAGGTTATGATTGACGTTAGTTATTTTAAATGTACCTTTAATATCTTTCTCAGTGAGCTTAATGTACTTACCTATTTCCATCCTCCCATCACACAACAATTCCACTGTATAGCCACTGCCTACGTTTTTAGTAGTGTCCTTTGAAGTTGTGTCTTGGGAAGTATTTCTCTTCTGTAGTGACCGTATTTTCCCCTTATCAAGGGTGAACTGGTCGATAATAATCGTATTATTACTCGGCTCAATATACAGCTTACCGTTAGAAATGTAGTTAACGAAACCACACTCTTTGCAGACACTATCTAAAACCTTTTGCAGAGTTCCTAGCACCGAATACCCACTCTTAACCTTCATTTCGTTTATGGGTAGGGCTGCGTTATCTCCTAACTTATCTCGTAAAGAGTCTATGTCTCGTCCTATCGGTATACCATTTCGGGCATACACTGCAGCTAGTTCTATTAGTATGGATTCATACGTAGTGTCTACTGGAAACTTCTTAGATATTTTTAGTGACGAGGCTGGTGTATATGCTTCTTTGCAGTTTAATTCTGTAACCTTCGAGCCATTAACTGTCTTGGTTTGTACTTTACTTACTTGACCAGTAAAAACTATGGGTATAGAATCCCCTTTGTACCCAGCCTTCAGTATAATAACTGAGTTACTCGACATATAACTTAGTGAGAACTCAGATAAGTTATATATTGTTATAGTGCAGGTACTACTTCCACTGGAATTATTATTTGAAATCTTAGCGTCTATGTGTAAGTCACTAAGTATGATAGCATCTGATTTATCTACAGCACGTAAGTCAGAGGATGCTTTGTCATCTGATATCACCACATTCTCTGTCTTTTCTGGTGTGAGTTTTTGTTTAGTCTTATCTACTTTTGTAGGTTTAGAAACAGTTAGCTCATATTTACGTATAAAATTCTTAGTAGCCAAAACACCCCTCCATAACTACAAACTAGAGTACACAGCGTACTCATCATTGGTTAAATAAAATAACTCATGTGCTTTATCTACTCCAAAGTTATTTCTAGTAACTTTGGTACTATCCCCTATCACAATCAACACCCCATCTAGGGACGGTAAGTAGTGTGGTACAGTGAAGGCTTGATTGGTTATGACTCTATCACCCCCGATAATGACTTCATTATTAGTGTTCTTTAAGGTCAAATTCCACCTGTCAGATCTGGAGTTATACTTACTATTAAGTATATAGGTTTTGCTTGCTAAAGTCAATTCCTGTAAGGTGTTTGGGTTATCTGGTATGTCTATTTTTAGTGCCATTAATTATTCGCTCCTGCTACTCCAGTGTTGACACCTGTAAGAGATACACCACTGACGATTATGGTTGTAGTTAACTCCCCTGAATCTGTAGTAGACCCATTACCTGAATCGTTTTCTTTGCCTGTGATGTCTGCCACTGAGGGTTTAGGTACTTCTACAACACCTGCGATGGCAGAGTCTGATATCCTTATCTCCTCACCTTCAAGTGTTATCTTCCAACTAGTTAGTCCCATTGACTTATCTTTTATGTAACTAAAACTAGTGATCATGCAGTTAGGGATTGCTTCTAATTCACTAACAAAAAAGGTCACAGTCTCCTTGTCATTACGTAAAGTAGATATCCCCTTAATAAACTCTGATGGTTCTTTAAAGTTATTTTTATTAGGGGATTGCTCTTTCTGCCCATACAAGGATTCGAAGTCCCCTTGAGCTGCTTTTTGTAAGGCAGCTACTGGGTCTTGGAATGGGTTGGTGTGTGTATCCAATTGGTCTAGCCTACGTATAGAGGATACAAATCCATTGTATCTAACTGTACGATTATTAACTACAGCGTTATCCGAAATAACTTCCTTACTCTCAGTTCTGTATCGTGTTATTGAAGTGGTTTCAAACACCTCAACCTCCGAGGTGACTGTCAGTTCATAGACAGCCCCCTTCTCAGATTGTATGTAAAATTTTGAAGCCAATTTAATTTCCTCCCGCAACTATAGATGATAGCTGACTGCTTAGTTGTTGCATAATACCGTTGCCCACCTCCATACCAGCTTCGTGAGGATTCATACCTTCTGTCATGTTGACATTGATTTCGAGTCCAGACAGTACGATTTCTTTAGATATCTGTTGTGAGGTTTGTTGGTTTATTTGTTGTGTTGTAGTAGCGGCTGTTAGTAAAGGTGAGTTAGGTATTAGTGGTAGTACCCTCTCGTCAGATAGTCCAGCAGCTGATCGCAATAGTCCTAGTTGCAACTTCTCTTGCCCAGATAGTTTACCCCCTCTCTCTTGCTTTTCCTCAAGTATGGTAAACCTACGCATATTCTCTAGTCTAGCTGATGATTGGTTAGCTGCAACTTGAGCTGAAAATACAGAAGGGCGGAGTTTCCTGAAAAACTCTTGTGCGTGTTTGTCAATGTCAAACCCTGTGGATTCTTTTACCTGATCAATTGCTGCCCTACCTGCTATATAACCCGTTATACCAGCTACAAGCCTAGGTAGACTACCTAGGCTTGTAGCTGCTTTAGTGGCTGCTGGAGGTACTTTCTTGAATGCACCAAACATCTTACCTGCTGTACCCACACCTTTCTTAAAGATACCTAGTGTGCTAACTACCGCACCAATAACCTTTTTAAAGCCCCACAGAGAGGCCGTCACAACTACAAATGCAGTTATAACTCCAGTGCTTGATTCTGTAAGTTTGCTGAATAGTTCTCCACCACCCTCTAAAGTGAACTTCTTCTCAGAATCTTTTGTAGCAAAAAACTTACCATCTTTCTTAGTAAACTCGGAGGTAGTACCTTTACCAATGTTAATTTGCTTACCCATTGATATTTCTAATTGCCCAATTAATCTATCATCAAACAGACTAACAATCTCTTGTACAGCACCAAGGGCTAACATTATCCTACCTGTGAGGGTTCTAAAAGCTAAGGCTGCTAATCCTATACCTTTAACCCAACCAGATAGTACAGGTGTTTTCCTTTCCATAAGGTCGAACAGCATAACCCAACCTTTAGCTGAGGTCTCTACTGCGTCCGATACTCCATTAAATACGCTGATCAATACCTTCAAAGCGGGGACTGCTAGCTTAATACCTGCTCTAATAACCTTAAATAATTTACCATATAAGTCACCCACATCTTCTAATGATTTACCTGAACCTTTTAATTGTTTAGTGAGTTCTTCATATATGTCTTTTATCCCTTTCTCAAAGCCAGATTTAAAAATAGTATCTGCTGCTTTAGCTGACTCATTTACGAATCGGGCTTTTTGTGTTCTGGCTGTTTGTATCGCTTTAGCTACAGCATTCCCATTATCTGCGATCTCACCTAACGCCTTAACAAATGGTACGATGAATTTAGTGTCTAGTTTACCTAGCTCCATCATCTTGAGAAGTTCTTTAGATGTCTTACCTGTGGATTTTTCTAATGCTCGCATCGCGATAGGTATTCTATCACCTAGTTGCTCTTTGAATTCCTCTGCCCTAATACCTGTTTTGGAGAACATTTGTTGTATGGCTTTTATAGTACCAATAGTATCATCAGCTGAGAGCTGGAATACCGTAGAAGCTTCCATAATGCTTGTGAAGGAATCTTTAATCTCTTTATGAGTAGCCTTACCTTCTGCCGCTGCGTACAGCTTGACGAACGCCTTAGAGCCTTGAGAGACACTAAAACCTAACCTGTCAGCTTGTCCTTGGATAAACTTAAGGTTGTCTGCTGTCTTCTTAGCATCCCCTGAAACAGCAAGCATACCAATACGCATACCTTGGAAATCCATACCCACTCTTTCAATAGCACGAGTACCTTCAAGCAGGGCAAACAAACTAGCGTAAGACCTAACCATATTCTTTGTACTATCAGTAAGTCCCATCTGTACAGTCTGTAGTCCTACTAGAGACCTTTTAAACTCTCTTACGTCTGATGACAGCTTTCTAAATTCTCTGTTACCACCGCCGCCTTCCATACTGTGCCTTGCTTGTGCGAACTGAGGCTCAAACCTACGTTGCTGTGCTTGAGGCAGTCTTCTAAAACCACTAGAAAGTCTTATAGTCTCTTCTAACTGCTGAGCCTTCATTTTTAACTTATCTAGGCTCTTACCTCTGGCATCATCAGCTTTCTTAGATAAAGCACTACTTTTTTCTATGCTAGCTTGATTAGCTTTTTCAGCTTTTAGTTTACTAGCTTGATTAGCTTTTTCAGCTTTAAAGACTTTCAACCTATTAGCTAATTCTTTCTTGGCTTGAGCATCAGCTCTTATTGCTTCTTTTTTCCCTAAATCTCTTAGCTTAGCTTTGTGCTGCTTAGACTTAATAAAGTTTTCTCTCTCCCTATCTACCTTAAACTTCAAAGACTTAGCAGCTAAGTCTTTCTCTTTTATTACTTGATTAAACACTTCAGCAGAGTCTTTAGCTTTCTTATTGGAAAGTATATTCTGGTTATTTATAGCTTGCTTTATTCTAGCAGCTTCTAAACTCTTGGTTTTATTAATTGAAGCTTCTTTGGCTTTCTGAGAGAGCTTAATATCTTTAAGGTTTTCTTTAGATGTAGCATCCTTGAACTTAGCTAAATCTTTTTCTTCCTTGGAGATTTTCTTGGCACCAACAACTTGTTTCTTTATAGTTTGTTCGTCTTTCTGCCTAACTTTAGTTGTTTTCGTGAGTGATGATGCTAGTCCATCAAACATCTTCTCAACTTTCTTTATTTCTTTCTGAGCACCTTTAGTGTCAATACCAATAGATATCAACAGGTCATTGAACCTAGACATAATCACACACCTCCTGTAAGGTTTTATCTAAATACTAAAAAGCCCTAAATGCGTTATTCAGGGCGATTGTCTAATGTTGTGGCAAGCTTAGAGTCAGCTAGTATGGCTAAGATTGTCTTGTATTCGTCAAGTTGTACAAATGTCCAGTTATCTAGCATATCACTGTAAGATTCTGTATTATATTCACTAGAAAGAATCTCCATCATATACTGAGATTCAATAGATAAGCCTATCTTCAAATAGCCATCTACTCTTGCTCTGTAGTCTCTTGCGTGGTTTCCTGACTTGATCCCAAGAGCTTTTGCATCTTTTCTTGGACACTTCTCATCAAACCACTGCCTGTAAAAAAACTACCAAAGTTCTCCTTAATAGTAAAAGCTACCAACTCAATTAAATCCCCGTAGTTAGCTGAGAATATATCGTCTATATCTGTCACTAGTTCTCCGTTAAACTTTATATCTTTTAGTAGCTTACTAAATATAATATCACCTACATCTGCATTCTCAAGTTGGTAAGTAAGTATTTGAGCCATATCTGTAAAAGTCTGTGGTGGGTTAAGTAAGTCATCTTCTTGATTCACACCGTCCGCGTACTTACCGATCAATGGTAATGCGATACCTTTAAGCTTGATTGCTAGCCCTGCGCCTTTGATAGCACCCATCATCCGTACTGAGTATGTATTGTCGTTGATTGTGACGTGTCTCCACTTTGAATCTTCTTTGTTTGTCACTTCTTTCTGCAGTACCATGCCATGCTTTGCTGCTAGTTCTGCTAATTCTGGATTCATCTCCATAATCTTGTTCCCCTCGTTATTTCTATAATTTTAAGACAAAAAAGGAGGCGTTAGCCTCCTTGATATGTGTGTTTTGTTATTGACCTAGTAACGGTAGCGACCCAACTACAGCGCCGATAGCTGCTGAAGAAGATGTAGCAATTCCCGGATTTAGTAATCCTCTGGCCTTGATTTCAAGTACTTTAAAAGTCCAAGTCTTTTCGTTATCTTCGTGACTAGCACCTAAAACCTGTGAAGGCGGAGTCTCAATAACACAGAAATTACACTCGTAAAGAGTATTACCTGTTAAATCTTCAATTAACATAGATGCTGTAGGGATACCAGTTTCCTGTTCCTGTTTAGCTAATACCGCATTGAAGAAGTGGTTGGCATCTGAGTTACCTTGTAGGGCAAGCTCTACAGTACCAACTGAACTAGGCATCTTAGTGACGCCGATGGTGTTCTCACTACCTTGAGTTGCGTTAATCTTTGCTTCATCGTAGGACACTGTAACAGTGTTCCAGCCATCTATAGGATAACCGCCATACAGAACTACAACTTCTTCTGGGATATAAGGACGTAAAATAGCCATTATGCAAGTACCTCGTTAAGTTGTAGTGTACCTGTAATTTCTACCATAGTAATAGCTCCAGATAGTTGAGCTACGAAAGTTAGTTCATCAAAGATTTGAGTAGCTTTATCCCCCGCACTAATTGTGTTAGCATCAGGTACAGTAATTTTATAGCCTGCTTCAATAAATCCACGTAAGTTATACTTATTAAGTACAGACTCGATAGGAGATTTAATCTGAGCAATGCCTCGATTATTGTCGTTTATGTTAAGTAAGGTCGTTACTCTTACTCTGCTTTGTTAGGTTTATTTATATAAGCAGCTTTGATTTTCACCAAAGACCAGACTATATCTTCATCCTTATTTAGGATGCCTTGCACTTCGAGAGGACTTCCTCTCTACTCTACTCCCTTCCACCTTGCGGTGTGGTTTCGATAGTCGTTGAACCTTCTCCATTTTAAAGGAGCTTGGATGCTGATTACCCAATCTTAACTATTTTTAAACATTCACGCTTACCTTTTCAAGTTACGTTGTAGTTAGTTAAGCTCTAAGGGCTTTCCAGCAGTTCACAAGGTTTGCTAAATCTGTTACCAGACTAAGCCGCTAATGTTAACGGAATTTTTGTACCTACTTGTTGTAGTAGTAAGTCACGTAAGTCAGATGTCATATCCGCTTCCATGTTATCTCTACCACGCACATTCTCAGGGCGCTCACCGCTCATGGTTTTAACATCAGAGTTGAAGAAGATAGCTCCACCTTGCTTATCAAAGAAAGCACTCTTACGTGTAAGTAAGTTAGTCTTCTGGGTCTCTGATAAGTTCTCACCAGTGGCAGGGTCTGTAGAAGCTGCTACTCCTGAAACTACATCGTTACCCCACACAATAGAACCTGAGTCAAATGGTAGGTTGTAAGCTAAAATAGCCATTTCAGGGAAAGTGGTTGCTGCCCCTTGATGATGGATACCAACAGTACGTTCTGCGTTAGAAGCTGCCAGTAAACCTAGTGTATCTGTAGCTGGCTCTGGTAGTGCTGCTAATGAATCTTGTTCATAAGTAGATACCCAGTATTGCTTAGTACGTGCATTACCTGATATACTCATTGCTAAGATATAAGCTGGAGTTTTATCATCAGCTGAGATGGTGTAGTATCCACTATTCTCTACGTCAATAGCTGAGATAGTTTCCTCTGCCGTTTCTGTAGATTCGAAAGTATAGCTTAAATCATCAATGTCGGTTACAACAAAGAAATCTGTAGATAGTGTTGCTACTATTTTTAACTTGGCAGTTGCACCTGTTCCTTCGATAGTAGTTGTGATGTGACCTGAAATATCTAAATCCGCATCTATTAATGCCTTAATACCAGTGACTACATCTTCCTCATCAGGGGTTACGGCTGTCTCTGTATACACGAATGTACTTTTATCGCCATCATTAACTTCAATAGTTAACTCATATACATCATTCTGTACTGGGACAACAGTGGGGTATAGTAACATATCCGCTTCTCTACGACCAATCATCAGTGATGACAAGCCATTAGACTGGCTGAATGCAGATAGCGCTGCTGCGTATGCTAAGCTGTTTGTATCAAAGTCTTCTGCTACAGAAGTTATTGAGCTGTATACTCTCACACGCTCAGGAAAGAACCTGTGTGCTGACACAAAGAGTGGTACGCCAAACCCCACTCTCTCTGTTGTTGCTGTTGCAAGGCTAATGTTAACCTGTGCAAGCTCTTGGTAAGCCATCGTTAGCTCCTCGTTATTGTTGTATTATCATATATGATATTAAGTGAAGCTATGGAGCCTCGATTAATCCTGTTTGAATATGTAATGGTGTGGTGTCATCAGGTGCATCGTATAGACCTGCACGACCGTCCTCATCCTTATGAACCTCAGTATCTACCTCAACTTTAGATATGATACCGTCACCTTCTATGTCTACTACAAAGTCTGTTACTGTGTAGGATACTGTGAAGGTTACTATTTCTTTATATTCGTCACTCACTAGAATGGAAGTTCTTAGTGGGTTGGTAATTTGATAGTAGAAAGCTTCGAACTCTTTCATATACTCAATGTTCTTAGAACGCTTAAGACGTAGGGCTAATTCATTTGAAATTGATATGAGGTCTATATTGCCATCTCCGTACACTGTGATAGTGTATGGAAGTACTCTTGTTTGTTGTACGTAATACCCTAGTGTGATGTCCGCATCTGGGTCTTCTATCCAACCCTCTTTCAACTTATGTTGATAAGGGGTGACAGGAGTTCCGCTGTCTATAGCTATATATGGATACTTAGGGGAAGGTGGTGTTTTACTATTAAAAGCTCCTGAAAGGAACACTGCCTCTTGCCCTGATGGGTAGTTGTATATTAGACTTCCTACAAGGTCGCCTGTGAGCTTTACTAGCTCTTTCTGTATATCTCTAGCATTTATAGCCAAACTAACCTCCTAGGAACGCTCTGCGTAAGAACACTGACTCACAATGACGTAAGTGTTCCAGAGGTGAGTTAAGGTTATTAATAACTCTCCAACACACATAAACTTCTCCATCAATTGTTGTTTCATCTGGTTCTTGGTCAGAGTAACTGTCAACAGGTCTTGTTAGCTGGTCAGTAAACACTGTTCTAGCTTGAGAATCATTAAAACCATCTTTTGTTGGTATAGATGCTTGACCTTTTGATACGTCCGTGTTAATATACGGTTGTACATTACCTTTCATTGTAATAGTATTTATGGATGTGGATGTAACCCATTCACCAAATTCACTAACTTCACCTTGCCCAGCAGTAGGTCTTCGTATACTTATCTCATCTTGGAATAAGGTGTCGAAGATACTACCTGCTAGCGAAGGTTGTATATCTACTGCCATAGCGTATTAACCTTGTGTTGTATATGTAATGGAGGTTCTGTATAAGAAGTTATCTTTAAGTTCAGAAGTCTGTATTAGAGGATCATTGCCATTTTGTGTGGCTGCTAAGTAAGTGAGGTTGCCGAAGATGTTTTTACCTTTATCTTCGTAGTACTGCCCTATCTTATTTAGAGGGGTTTGCATTTGAATCTTCTTAACGAAATAACCTGTGAAAGCCCTCTTAATAGCTAGCTTATCTTCTGGGGTAAACATACCGTAACTTTGTGTGTTTTGTAAAACTGGACGTGGTATGATACCGTTCTCTGGGGAACCGAACTCATGTATTGCCATTAAGTCTACTAGCCGTATCTTAGCTTTTGAGTGCATATCTTGGTCATCATAGTAACCAATATACACCTCCTGCCTATCAACCTTCTGTAGTTTCTTTTTTAGCTTGTTTAGCTTTCTTTTTAGACGGCTTGCGTCTACTCTTACTTTTAACTGCAATCTCTTCCACCTCTTCTACTTGTACGTTAGGGGTAGTCAAATCTGGGTAGATAGTGTCAATTAAAACACCATCTTTGTATTTCTTAATATGTGATTTCTGTACCATGTTTACATGTACCTCTAAATTCTACGTAATCCTGCGTATGTACTCTGTGCTGCTTGTAGTGGGTCTAACTCGTCCCACATACCCTTAGCGTCAGGGTCACTCTTAAGTGCCTCATATTCTGCTACACTTACACCACCGATAGTTATTAAGCTTAAAGCACTTGATGTTGGAATACCAAAACAAGTGGGGTCTTTCAACAACATCTCTTTAAGTTTTTCTAAGTTATCTATTGGTGTTTCACCAGTGCTGCTGTTGTTCTCAATAGTGAGGGTAGTGTTACCTACTTTCTCTGTACGTTTCGTACCTTCGGAAGAACCACCACCGCTTAGAATAGCTTTTCGTATTAACCAATCAATACAGTATATCGTGGTCTTAAACCAAACCATATTGTAGTCATCTGTATATAGAGGATTACTGTCGTAACAATCAGCAACACTGATAATTACTTCACTTGGTAGCTGATCTTCACATATACCCGCAAGCATAAGTCTGACATCAGCTATCATCTTTTCTTTATCGTATGCCAATTTAAATCCTTGGTTTTATATCTATAGTATAATTATATAGTGGATTGACTTCCTTGTCAATTATACTAAGTAAGTTAACGCTCTGCTACCCTAAACGCTGCATCAAGCTCCAGAGTCACATTTGTTGTTGATGTTAGGTTAGCAACCTCCAAGAAAACATAATCGTTAATTTCCATTTGCAGATTTATAGACCCACCAAAAAATGCTACATCACGCCCACCAGACAAGGCATTGACTGGTCTTGTTTGCGCTCCAATTACTACAAAACCTGACGCTGAATCGTCCCATAACACTAATTGTAGTGACAGGTCATCTCCCTGTCCTCCATCAACCGCACCATAAAAATTGAAGGTGAAATCAATTGGGTCAGATCCAATATGTCTGAGTTGTCCACTGGCAGGTGTATCAAAGTGCTGTAAGTCATTTGGTGTAGTTGTGCCAAGTAAAGTTTCAAACACTCCAATAGTGTTTATGGTTGTTGTAATCTCTGTGGTCAGTCTTTGGCTTCCCCCTACAAAAGTGTTACCCATACCCTTATTATTCTTCCAACTACAAGGAACCTCCGCTGGAGAGATGTTAGGTGTTACATTAGGGTCTGCTGGGTTATCCACTCCGTTGCGGGTGATTAATGCTGACTCTATTTGTACGGTTGATGGGTTGGGGAAGTTTACAGCAGAGAAATCAAAAAAGCTGGCATTTGCAGGTAGGTCTATATTTTGATTGGATCTAAATCTAGATTGCATAGTAAAGGAAGATCCCTTCATATACAAAGGTTCTGTCATACCTGCAGACAATGCCCTGACTATTGAGGTATCTATAAAATAACCTCCAGACCAAGCACCCTCTAGTGTTAGTGTTGGTGTACCCCCAAACCGCCCCGTAAGTGTTTCAAGTCCCTGCCTAAAACCATCTAATGTGCCGAGTGAGGTGCAGTTGTTGAAGTTTACCATAGTCAACTCTACAGAGTTATTACCTGTGGTATCATTAAGTGCATAAACTGCCGAAGATGTTCCTGTAACTTCAATCGCAAAAGAAGCTCCAAGTAGATCCCCACAACCACCGACTGGAGAGGTGAACATTGTATAGTTTGTTTGCGAAGATGTTAGTTTGGATATGTCAAAACTGTACCCCGCTAGTGTTAAACCTCCTGCAGGTACTTCTATAGACTGATTACCCATGTCTATGATGCCATCTATAAAGTACTGCGCCATACTATCTAGTGTCCCCGCTAAATCACTAGCTTGTGTTACTGCAATCCTTTTTGTTAGTGTGGATGGTGGGACACTGCCTCCGCCTGCCCCCGCTCCTGTGTTATTTCCTACTAGGATGCCCATTTTTAGTCCTTATTAATATTATCATAGAGCTTGACCCTCACTAACATGAGTCACTGAGAAAGTCGAACCAATATCTGTTGTGTTAGTGAATGTGTCTGCATCGGATAGAATTCTTAGTTGGTATAGGTCTCCTACAAAACCAACACCTACCTCTACAGGTATATTTATTGCTAAATTAACCCCACCTACATTCCTACCAACAAAAAATACAAAATCTGTGGTGGAGGGGGCGGCTAGTGTTGCATTGTATATTTGTAAGTTAATCTGTCTGCCAGCATTCAACTCATCAAATGTCAGAGCTACCTTAATGTTCCAGAGCCAAACACCTTGTACATCAAATATTATGCCGTTGTTAGATAGTGGTGTTTGTGTTATGCCTCTAGTGTCCGTTATAAGTTCTGTATCAAACCCGTCTACCAGTTTGGGTGTGGTGTTGATAGTCCCCATAGCTGCGGGAGTGTCTACCCCTATCCCACCTCTGCCTGCAATGACGTAATTATCTGCAATGGCTTGTTTTAGGGCTTCTATCTTCTGTTCAATGATAACATGACTATCACCTACGATTACGGGCATACTAAATCTCCTGTACAGATAAAGTAGCAACCCTTCCTTCTTCCGCTACACGAACCCAAATCTCTGAACTTCCTAATGCTACATCAGCTCTAGCATAACTTTCACTCATACTTGAAATAAGAACTCCTGCGGTATCTGTGTCTGCTGGCTTAGCGACTATCTCTTGTACTCTAGTCCAGTTTGTTGTCTTGTTTAATATACTCATTGCCGTACCTACAGCAATCCCTGTTAGTGTATTTACAGAAACGTATTCTGTACTATCTACTGTGATATCTGGTATAGTAGCCATTATCATTTATCCTTTTTATTTATACTAAGACCTAACAATACAACAAGTTTTGCCAGTGCCTCCTATGATTTAGTTTGTCTAAGTTCTAGTTACATCCGTAGTAACTTTGTAGCTACCCCTTTGAATCGTCTCAACTTCACTTCCTGTGAAAGTTACCTGTATATCGTACACAACCTCTTGACATGAAGAAGAGTATGTGATTAAATTACCTGTCTCAGATGCAGTCATGGTTAGTGTTATTTCATTCTGTATTTCATCTACTGTTGGTGTTACCTCTAGTAGTACGGTAGTGGCGTTGGTGTACAATCTGACTTGAGATAAGGCTGTAGCTCCTGTTAAATCTCTAGAGCCAGTGTAAGAGATTACATCTTCAAATGTATCTCCTGCGTAGATTTCATAGTCTACTTTATTTGGTAAAGCCATAAATTTTCCTTTATGCTATTAATACAAGGATTATACCATAATTCACTTTTTGTGTCTATACACAAATAATGGTGTTATGTCAACACTAAATTTTTGGCAATAAAAAACCCCCACCAAATAAATGATGGAGGTTTTTTATATGTTTGTTGTGTTTAAAGAGTTATACTAAGTAAAAAACTCTTTACAAATCACGTACTTGTATGCACGCGACAACAGGATTTAGGATTCAAGTTTACGTATTTGCAGCGTGAGCTTGCGATTAACTCTACATACTCATCACGAGGGTCACGATACTGCTCTGCGTACATCTTCTCACCAGCTGTAGCGTAAGAGCTAAGTTTACGATGTGAACCGTATACTGCTTGTAATACACCTTTAGCATTTGGAACAGACATACCATCGTTAGCTGCTAGTACACGACCAGTAGATACTGTACCGTCTTTAGCTTGGATAGCGAATGGAGGGTTGTATGATAAGAATACCACACCACGATGTTCAAACACTAAGTTAGCACCACCTGCGTAGAATAACGCTAGTGAGTCACGTAAACGTTGAGCACCGTTGTTCATGTAAGACTGCCATGCGTCACGCACTTTATCGTGACCAACTAGTTTGTCGAAGAATTCACGGCTAACAAATACATGAGGTAAGCTAGTGGCTGCACCTATTTGTAGGTTGTCTGCTGTTGCTTGGATTAGATCATTGATATGTGCATCAATATCAGAAGCAGCATTACCTAAATCGAAATCAATCTCGATACGAGTTTCACCAAACTCTGCGTATGCGTCATGTAATACTTCACCTAACGGAGATTTAGTTACACCTTGCATAGCTGTCATTTGCAAATATTCGTGGGTTTGGCTGATATCCGCTGATAAGTCAGTTAAGCGTTTAGCTGATTCATTTGCTAGTGACTTTTGCTTACCTTCTGTACCAATCTCTACATAACCTTCTAAGTCATCTAATGTGATTGTAGAGCGTTTCTCGAAAGAGTCTAGCACGATTACATGTACAGAAGCACTTCTACGAGTCATTGGATCGAAATCACGACCAACCTCAGACGTAGTACCTGTAATAGTAGTTGTTTGTTTCTCTAGGTCAAAAGTGAATGTTGGTAAGCTAGTTTTATTAACTGTGAACATACCTGACGTTGAGATAATATTGTGTTTATTTGCAATACGGTTGATTGCACCCGTATACTCTGCTACTTTAAATTGATCGTTATGTTGACGGACTGGCATTATTTATTCCCCTTAACCCTGTAACTTAATTGTTTTCTTCATTTCAGCTTCTACTAACACACGGTTAGGAGCTGATAATGTAGCCACGGCAGGCCATAATAGTGCCGAACCACGTACAATAGCATCGCCACGTTGGAACACTACTGCTTCTAGGTTAGGCTCGCCTGCGCCTTGAACTAACAGTGGTAAACCATCTGAGTATACGATACCCCATACATAAGCAGCACCTGCTAATGCGTCAGTAGGTACAACCCACTCTGTAGCTGAGCTGTCATAAAACATAACAGAACCTGCGTCTACGAAAGTACTTGCTGGTAAACCAACTAGGTCTACAACTACTTCTTGATCACCTTCAAAGTTAATACCTGAAGCCACATCTGGGATGAAGTAAAATACGTCACCAGCTACTTTACCTTGGTCTTGAATCTTTGGCATTTCTTATTCCTCTCTCTTAAGCTTGTTCGTCAATTGCAGCATTGATTAATGCGATTAAACTATCATCAACTGCTTTAGTAATTTCTTCGTCAGTACCTTCTGCACCAACCTCTTCAACAGCAACTGCTTCCAGAGATTTAGTGATCTCTTCAAAAGCTTTCATGATTGTGTTGTAAGAATCTTGTCCGTGTAAAGGAACGATAGCTTTAACTACGTCTTTACGTGTTTCAGTTGATAAACCAGCAATAGAGGTAACTTCATCTGTAATAGCTTTAACAACTAATACTTTCTCTTTCTCAGCTGCTTTAGCGATTTGCTCTTTAAGGGCTGCTTCACTTGCTTCTGTGGATTTAAGTACGGCTTCTAACTTTTCTTCTAACGCTTTATTAAGTGCCACTTGTTCTTCTTGTGCTTTTAATAGAGCTTCTACTGTGATATCTGACATAGTATCCTCGTCATTAATTTTATTGGGGAGAGTCCCCTTTTCGATTTCATCTAAATTCTCTACTGGAGACTCAACCTCAGTAGATTTCTTATCTACATTAACAACGTCTGCTGTCTCTGTTGATTCTTTACTCTTAGCAATATAGTCTGTACTGACTACCACTTCTTTTGGATCGTCACCTAAAGTAACTACACCATTATTTTCTGTGTAGGAGCGTTGGTATGTTATATCGTTAGTCTCGTATATTACTGATGTATCATTAAAATCCTTAACCCAAGGCCAAACACAACAACCTGCTACATCTTTGAGTTTCTTCTCTAAGGCTGTTTCAAGGTTACGTCTTAAGTCATTTGTGTAGGATTGTGATTTCTTAATCTCGTCTAAAACTGCTTGCGCTTTGTCTCCTAGGGGTGTATCATCACTCTTAAGGATAAAGGCATCGTTCTTACCAGAAGCTGCACCAGAACCTAGCGTATAGCTGATCTCTGCATCTTCATGGTCAAAGCTTAAGTCGGTTAACATAAACTCTGCTTTAGTATTCTTTTTAGCTGTCACTAGCGTTATCCTCATCTATATAGTCTGGGTTAGGTATTCGTTTACCTAGAGCACCGATACTCACACCTTTATATGTACTGGCTTTACGCCTTTCCCAGTGAGTTTTATCAGTGAACTGCATCTTAACTACTGGCTGTAATTCAGGAACTAGTGTGTCACCAATGTAACATTCCACTTCATTAACCCAAGCCTTGACGGGATGGAAGCCATCCACTTCTACTTGATGATGAATCTTACTCTTTATAGTAGAGATATTGTCATTGAAGTTATCAACCATCTTACGAAGATCTTGCTCTGTAATACCATCACCGTGAGCATCTGCATCATTAGGTTTGATATACAAAGGTTCGATAGCAATCATCTCTTCTTCGTCAAGCTGCTTGTGAACAGGTATGGATTCCCCTACCTCTTTCTGTATCTCACTTACGATACCTTCTGCTGTAGTGTAACCACTAGTAGCAATAGATAACGCCTTGAGAAGGTAAGCTGTTACTTTATTCTCTTTATCGCTCATATTAATTATTCTCTACATTAGCTGTTGATGTATCACCTGAACTACCATTAATTTTACCTACACCATTGTTCATACCACTTGACATACCATCTCCACTTCTGGAAGTTTCATCAACTACGTTTTCAGGCAGAGGTTTGTCGTATGCGGGTTTAGGTGCTTTAGGTAGTTGTGCTCTTGCGTAAGCGTCTAAGTCTTGATCTTTAGATAAGATACCAACTGCTGCTACACGTTGCATGTATTTACCAACTTCATCTAAAGAGATACCTTCAATATCACCAGCTTTAAATATAGGCATATCTTCTTGTTCGAGATGAAAGCCATTCATTGCTAGTAGCTGAGGTATAAGCTCTCTGTTGATAACATCTTCAATAAAGAATAAATGCTCTTGCAATAATATTGCGAATGCGTTAGTCTTAGTCTCAGCTAGTGAGAAAGAACCACCACCATCATTACCTAGTGTGATAAAACCACAACCAAAGCAATCAAGAATGTCTTTATTCTTAGTGTTAAGTATGTTACTTAAATCTATATTAGAAGTACCACCTTCCACACCCATTAGCGTAGCGTTGTATTTCTTAATACTGCCTGCATCGAATGTATCTGAGGGTAACATCAAGAAAGTATTCTCTCCTCTGTGGGAGAGAGCTGCGTTCTTACTTAATATCTTAATAGATTGGGCTACCGCACCAGTGGGGTCTGTAGCTGCTGCTGCTAAATCTTCACTAGGAACTTCTATCTTAAGTACACCGCTAAGGTTCTTAGAGATACCTATATTCTGGTAATTAGATATGGCTTTCTTTTCTTTCCACAAAGTCCAAACACTATCCAACACACTCCTACCAAAAGGATTACCTAGCGTTGCATTGTGTGCAAACACCATAATCTTACTGGCTGGTATTTCAGTGTACTGAACGAGGTCTGGGGTAGTGTTTCTTTTGGCAGGGTCACGATAGAAGTTGTCTTGTTCAAAACCAGTTAGTACTTGGTCTTTATCAAACAGCCATTTATTAACTGACCTTACTGCTCTTGGAGATAATCTTTTGATTCTAAGCTTACCTGTATACTTACCTTTAGTTACTTTGGTGTAACTCTTATGAATAATACTAGTACCATTCTTTACGTAAGTTAGCAAGTTATTGTAGAAAGGGAATAATCCACCGTCTACGCTATTAAAGCAATAGTCTACAAAGTCTCTAGCTTCTTTGGATTTAGCTGAAGGTTCTGTAGTCTCATGTTTGGAATGAGTTTCGATACAATGTGTGCTTAGAGCTTTCTTTAAATAGTTAGAGGTATATGTCACACCTTTAAATATCGCATCATCCATGTACATATCATTGTACGTGTTAATGCTGTTAGGGAAGCTTAACTCACATATCTTATCTTCTTCTATTTGATCTTGATTAACCCAAAGGGCGGGATAACCTGTCTCCCCTAGTCTTAAGCGAGTGGTGTTCTCATCAATGGAAGCTGCTTTAACGATAGTTTCTTTATCTAAGATTACCTCAGTATCCTTGTTGGATTGAGGTTCCAATTTTAGCCTCCTCTGAGAGATTATTTAATTTATTACGTTATAGATATAATTATAAAGACTATCTCACAATATGTCAAGCTTTTGCAGTACTTGGGGGTTGCGAGGTAGTCTCTATGCTGTTTTAGTGCTAATATCTAGCGCAGATTGGATATTAGTGTTGGGGAGTTGATGGCAGAGAATATAGCTGGGGTATGTACTGCCTGTTTGTTTAAAGCATTGTAGGCAGTGGCTATTGCATCAGGGAAATCATCTTTCCTATGTGCCGTACTTCTCTCTCCATCAAAAGCCTCTAACTCTTTGAATATGTAATTTAGTGTGTCTTGATTAGGGAAAGTTTCTAGTACAATACGCACTAGTCCATTTTGTGAGGCATCTGCAAAGGGTAGGAACCTAAGAAGCTTACCTCTTGTAGTAGGCATGGGGTCTTTCATAGTCCTGTAGCCCCTACTTGCGAATTGTTTCTGTAAATCCTCTAACGCCTGTATTCCTGCTGCACCTACATCTTGAGGTAGTACTACTGGGATGTCTATCCCGTCCAGTTCACACTGGTCAAACATGACGTTGTTTCTGTCACCGATACGCTTTCTGACCCTACCGTACACTTCTTTATTGTCTACGTTATCTATGAACTTAGGGTGGTAGTTTCCTGTTAAGTAGTAGTACCCTTGAGGGCATTTCCACATTTGTACCGAGACTGTCGCATCTGGGTGACGATAGACTTCTGAAGGTTCTTTGGCTGCTAGGTCGTATGCTCTAACTCCTCGACTATTAGCGGGTACTCGGTCTGCACCTACTAGCCAAGACCTCTCCCAACTGGAACTTCCGCTTGGCCTTGCATACCAATTCCCCCATAATTGTCTTGCCCTTTCGTGGTCAGGTAAATTTTGTAATTCTGATAAATATCTAGGGTTAGCTTCTATTAGTGCTGGGTTATCAAAAATATTTCCCGGTATATATGTGAAAGTTTTAGGGGGTATGTAGATGTCTTCTTTAGTAGTCGGGTTGTGTACAAATACTGCATCTGGATAGTTCTCTTTGAAATACTCCTCAGATTCACCAAAAACAAAATCTCCATCTAATACTATGTAGTATCTTATAGTCCCACACCTATCCTCTCTTGGAGTACCCTCTTCATCCAAATACCACTTCACTAACTCTAGAACCCAACTATCGGGGTTAGGGTTACATGTACCTATGCAGAAGGAATCCATATCTGCTTCTGAACGTAAACATGTTAGGAGAAATTGTACTTGATCTTTTGAGAACTGATCTATTTCATCGAAACCTATAAAAGAGTATTGCAGTCCCCTGTGAGACTCCTTACTATCTTCTGTGTGCATATGGGACATCCTGACTTGTGCGCCCGTAGGGAAATCCCACCTCAAGTTGGATATATTAGGTTTAGCTTTAAACTCTGGGTACATCTTCTTAGACTTATCCCACAAACCTCCTGCCCCTGTTAATTCTGCATACTGCCTACGAAAGAATACCCCTGAAAAATTAGGGTCGTTGACGTACTCTAGTGGGCGCATAGCTAGTAACTCCGAATTGTGGGTTACTAGAAACCTATCTCCAGTAAGGAATAATCCATCTTCTCTCTCAACAGTAATACACCGCATATCTTGTGCAGGTAAAACTTCAATGTCAATCAGTTTTCTGTAAAAACCTTGACATACTTTCACCCTTTCTAATTTTCTATGTAGTTTGAAGAGTTTGTGAGGTTCTCTGTGTTTTATTCTTACAGTGAAGTACTCAGAGCAAGATACAGTATTGCCTTCTTTATCTTTATACTTACCTAGCTTAGATGTCATAGTACAAACACCACCTAACGACTCCACTAAAGACCTTACACCTACTGCTAACTCTTTAGAGCAGCTATAAAAGTACACCTGCCCCCTTTTATCTACAGTACCATCTGTATCTAACAGTCCTTGCAATATCTCATACCTATCTTCGATAGACGATTGTAGGTAGTTTTTAGGTACGAACTTAGTCTTGCTATCTCTTCCGTACAAGTCTAGGGTTTCTAGTTTCTGTTTTAGGGCTACTAGTGTACTGCCTTTGAAACGTACTGCTACTGCCTCTGTACCTATCTTACTATCTACAGATACTCCTGCTGGGAATTTACCTTGTAGGTACTCTCGAATACTACTGTCAATTGTAGTTATAGTTGTGTTGGCTTTCTCTGTGATGCACCCATCTCCTAGCAACAATCCTAGAGTGTATGGGTCTATCTGTAACTCTTTCTTGTTGAATGTTACTTCACCTGATAGAGGTAGTAATGGGTATCTTTTAGTTCCTGATGCAATCTTTGCTTTACTGACCCACTCTAGTAGCTTTAGGGTGTCTACAGTCTTTTGTGAGGCTACTCCTGAGACTCTTTTACCATTTATAGTCACAGCTTGATTCGCTCTCCAAGCGTTCCATAGGTGGTTTCCAGAACACTCTTGTACTGTCCCATCTGAGAAGGACAGCTTATAAGTGTCTTGTGACTCTATAGGGTGTAACTTCACTACTTTGTTAGGTTTTCCGTCTGAACCTAGGACGTAATCTCCTTCAGAGATATCAATTAAATTAACAAAACCACCTTCTGTTGGTATTGCTTGGTTTACAGGCACTGCTTTACCAGCGCCCCTTGCCTTGGCGTTATGAGGTCGCTACACCTCCCATAATTTCTTATGGTGTCGGACTATATCTTCATCCTTTCTCAGGATGCCTACCGTTTCAAACTGTCTATCGCTTACAGTCTTACAAGGCTACACTCATCACCTTTAGTCTCTTGGCACATCCACTAACAGTGGACTTCGCTCAGGATTGCCTACAGCATTAACTGTTTAGGTTTCCCCGATTAGATAGGTTTTTGGCAATCACATTACTGTGGAAGGGGAGGCACAAGTTTACCTCCGTAGATCATAAAATCTACCTTTGTCGTGAAAGCTAGAGTTTGCTTGCCTTCTTGGGGTTTAGTTTCTGCAAACTTACTCTTTCTTTTACTGTTTTTTCTTGGCATCAGAACCTCTACTCGTTACAAAATCTTCGTACACCTCTTTGTGTCTAGTTCCGTTACAGATTCTATGTACTTGTGCTATAGATATACTATATTTCAAAGCTAGTTGTCCGTTGGTGACCCCTTTGTCGTAATAGTCTGTCAATATACTCTTAACTTGCTCTTTACTTATCTTGCCTACTATACGATCCGTTATTCTTTGATCTGTAGTGAATCCAGTAAAAGCACTAAGTCTCTCCCCGCTAAGCACTGTTCCTATAGAGTCTGCTCTACTTATATTGAGGCCTATATTAGCTTTTATAGCTGGGTAGCTGATGCCTGCTCTGTGTAAGTATAGTACGTAGCTCCACTCTAACTTGCTTAAGGTAGACAACCCTCTACCCTCTTTGTGGTAGCCTCCGTAGTAGTGTTGGGTATTACCTTGCACTGTAACCCATTCTAAATTTAATATATTATTGTCGTACTTGATATTGTTTTTATGATTCACAACTAACTCACTATCTGTGGTAGGTGTGAACGCTTGCAAAACTAGCCTATGCCCTCTTCTATGTAGGTTCTTCTTATCTTTCCTTAAGCAGTACTCATGATAACCGTCTTTATCTGACTTAGGCTTTAAGACCCTACCTGTGTTCGTATTCCTAACCTTACCAAGATTAGATACTTGATATCGTCCATCAACCTCTTGTATACCTTTCCAAATCTCTGTCATTATTTCCCCTCTTTTATTTTACTTAAACCAACCCTTGACTGTCTGATAAAGCCTGACAGCTAAGTAGTATGGTACTGTGAATATGAACTTAACTGCTTTCATATCTTTCTTAAATTCTTCATCTATTTCTTTTTGTGTGTAACAAAACTTATCTTTGTATTTAGCTAATAGTTGGCACAGTATATCATGCTTTAATGTAGGGTAATATAGCTTCTGCTTCTTTGTGATGCCATCCATATCCCCATCCCATATACCTAGCTTAGTTCCACTATCAAACACAACTATAGTAGGGCTACAACCGTCCCACGCAAAAGCAGGGTTGATATACATATTACCTGATGCATGGTACATAACTAATTCTTTCTTACCTTTAGCAAAGAGCGTGTAGGGAGTCCCGTAGTGGACTTTTAGCCCAAAGTACACCTCTTCTTCAGTTAACCACTTATATATTCTCACAGACTCTCCTGTATCGTCTACCTACTACATATGTCTTTATAAACAGCCATCACATAGTTGCCAATAATTACAGGCAACTATCGCCCCAAGAACCGCCTGTGGCATTAACTACAACACCGTCAGCTCCAGATACTAACTCCCTAGCTGTGGGATCATTAGCGAAACCATCGTCTAGTGGGTAGTGTCTGTGTAGGGTTCCTGTATCTCTGTCACCGTTGATCCAAAGCTTGTGGTCTCTTGTCTCCCCAGTGATATAATTACTGGCTCCACCACTTAAGCCCTCAGCACCGATCTTAAATGTTGCGCTTGGTTCTGTAGCTGTACCTTCACTAGCTGCACCACTAGACAGTACATTACCGTCCTTCCTGAAAGTGTAGTTCCCCGCTGCAATCTTTAAAGCCCATAGACCAAAACCTCTCTCTATCTCAGGTATTGAGAAGGAAGTGGAAGATCCACGTAAAGTTATATTTACTGTGGGCGAACCAAAGTTAATATCAACATGAAATGAGCTGAAGAATGAAAATGGATCATCATTCTGACTCCACAAGGAACCCCCTGTAGTTAAGTCGAAATACCCTTCAAGCTCGAAAGCTGGGTTAGGTATCTCTACATCGTCTATTCGAGGGCAATCTATATATTGGTTTATACCATTTAATGTGAGTATTTGCCTACAATCTGGTAGGTGTATTATGTCTTGTTGATTACCTACAGTTGGTCTTAATGCCTCGATAGGATTTGATTTTAAAAATGTACTGGTTAAGTACCTTGACCTTAATTCTGTAGTTTTCATGTATTGTGTCCTGTATACAAAAAAGCCCCTCCCCTTCGGAGAGGAAGGTTCGGGGCGAGGGGAGAGTTGTGTTAGGCACATGAAGTGCCTAGGTAGTGTTAGTAAGAGGCTTAGATTGGTTAGCTAACTTAATAACGCCAATGAAAGTGAAGTAGTATCTCTTACTGAGGGTTTTGTAGCTAGTATAGCTACGCCCCATCTTAGTAGGAAGGAGAGGGAACCTACGTGATGGTTGTTGTTAATCTAGTTTCACCCGTAAAGGTTAGTTTAGTGACTTCTCTTTACTTGGTGTCAGCTGGATAGTAGGCATGAAATCATCTTCATCTTCTAAACTATCTTGCATAGCTTTATGGACATCCTTGGCCTCTAGTTTAGCCATCTCCTTCATAAATTCTTTATTGTGTGCAAACACATACTTAAGTATATCAAGCTTTTGGTTGTATTTTAAGTTCTCATACTCATTCTTGTATAGGTTTTGAAACTTCTTTATCGCATCGGGCATTAATTTACCCATTGAGATATCAAAACGTACTTCACCTTCTTTGTGCCTGTTTACAGCTTGTTCTTCTAGAGTGGGTGCTCCACCTAAATTCTTTTCTTCACTCATAATACACCTTAATTCTCGTAGTGATCATGATTTAGTTCTGGTAAATCTATACCCAGCTCAGCTAAATCTTCGTTGTTACAATTATAACTATGATCACAAAGGTTCATGCTTCTGGCTACAGATATACACTTACTGCATAAATCTTCTTCGTCATCTAGCTCTACTACTGTGTAGTAACCCTCGATAGTTTCGTGAGGAACTTTCATAGTTTTACGTATACGCCGATCAGGAAGAATTGCATTACACTTGCATCTCATAATGTTATCCCTGTATTTTATTAT